TAGCGTGCCTACTGCGAGAGCAACGGGCCATGCAACTGAACCAATAGCGCCGAGTGTAGAGCCGGTAGCGGCTGTACCTGCTCCAGCTGTACCAGCGCCTACCTGAGTAGCGCCAACTAACGTAGGAGTAGCTACTGTTCCAGCAGTTCCAGCCGTTGTTGCCGTTGTAGCTGTTGTTGCCGCAGGAGCGGAGCTAAACAAACTTGCTACATTAGGAAAGCCACGCAACGCTTCTTGGCCAAGAATTACTCCACCGACAGCTCCGCCAGTTTGAGCAAGCTGTGCGTTTGATTGCTGTTGTTGTGCTTCTTTTGCACGCTGTTCTGGCGTTTTGCCAGGACCAAAGCGTGAGTATACAGCCTCTTGAATTTGAAGAGGATTAAGACCTCGAGTCCTCAACCAAGCAATATAGGCCATTGGATCTTGGTATGTAATCTGAGGGTCTTGTTGTTGTTGAGGGTAGTTCTGTGCCATTAGATCCACGTTCCAAATACAGCAGTTCCGTTACGAGCAAACAGTTCAGCTCGAGTATGTCCTCCAGCATAGTAAATCTTGCCAGGATTATCTCGGCTAAACTCTTCATCTACTTGTTGTTTAAACTGAGGTACTACTCCAGTGAGGCCATGTATTTGAGCAAATCGCTCAATTACTCCCTGCTCAACCATTTTTTCATTGAAAATACTAACGTCAGTATCCGCAATGAATTGATTGTAAGGACCGCTGTAATACGTCCATGTCACGCCACCGTCAGACACAGATCCGCTTGTATGCGTTGGTGCCGTAGCTCCAGTGGTTCCTCCTGCAGTAGTTTGATAATAATTACCATTGTAGAAGCAGTATGAATTCGCAGCGAATACAGTAGCAGTAGTCCATGTAACAGGACGAACGCACCTATCTGCTATGTACTCAAAAACAATTATGTTGCCACTTGCAGTAGGCGTCGGACTGATAAGCAACTGACTATTGGTTAAGCCACGTATTTGAAAACGTTGGTACACTGTAGTGTTAAGACCAAAGCCACGGATCTCTCCGTACTCTTGCTCTGTCATTGGTCCAAGGATGCGCCAACGAGTCGAGCTATTCCAAAAGGTTTCGTATTGGTACCAAGAAAAAGCTGCTGGGAGATCGTAAGTAGCTTGTCCATTAACAAGAGTAATTGACCCAGACGCATAACACTTAGGCCACGGATACATCTCAAAGATGTCCTTATTTATACGCTGGGTCATGGCAAGCAATTGCTTCGTAGTGGTTTCTGTTGAGCCAATAACAGAGGACTCAACAGTGTACCCGCACTCAGCCGCCACATTAGAAACAATTGTTGCCAAACTCATAACTATACTTTCCTTGGTCGACCCCTACGCTTAGGAGCTTCTTGCATAGGTTGTTCAAGCGTCATGTCTTCGCCTTCATCTAAATTATACGAAATCTCGGTAGACTGGATCACCTCCTTTCGTTTTGGACGTAAGTCGATTCCTTCGTTGCCTTCAATGCGTTGCATTAGCAGTTCAACCTGCTCCCGTAACTTATCCGCTTGCGCTTCCGCACGATCAAGTTGTTGCTTCAAAGAAGTAACTTGATACTGTGACGAGTTTGCGGCACTCATCCAATCCCGAGCCATCTTAATAAAACGGCCAGTTGGTCCTAGCTTGCGTTTTAGCTCATCGTGAGCTTCAGCTAATTGCTCTACAGTTTTGAAGCCAAGGTGTTGCAGCTCTCGAAGGGTAGAGCCATTCATAAGTGGCCACTCAGCAAGAGGCGTTCCACTAACTACTGGCTCATTGCCAGCCTGAAATGCCGCATAAAGTTCTGGATAGTCTTGGATGTCTTGAGGTTCTATGCGTCGAACTGTCTCATCCCCACCTGGATATTGAATTGAAATGGAAGGAATTTCGTCAAAAATAGCTCGGCCAGCCGCAAAGCTTTTTTCTCGGTTTTCGTTATACGCATTGAAAAAGCGCACATTAGCGCCATGGTAACGACGACGATTCTGTTGTCGTCCATTCATAATTGAATCCCAATCAATTTGAGCCATATTTCTCCTTATAAAAACTTGGCGTCTTGGAGAAATATACACTTAATTGTAAACAGGTCGACATACTCATTATGGCGTACCCCACTTCTTCTTGAGGTATGCTTCTATATTAGTAATATCACCAGCCGCTAAAGCGGCGTTATAAAACAAAGCCTCGGCGATAAATCCTGTTACTGGAGCAGTTGCCGATGCTCTTGCTCCTAACGTCAATGCGCCGTTAGTTGTAGCAGTACCAGGATCGCCAGCATTTCGTACTGTTAATGTCTGATCTACTCCGTTTTTCCGCATAGTATGAGTAACACTCGTTCCGGCATAGCGAACGTTCCATTGCATCAATACATTACCACTACCCCAACTTATGGCTGAATCCTTGCCATTTACAGCAGCCGCTTTCTTTACATAAAAAGAAGCGTTTTGGCTGGTATAGGCAAACTGACCATTTCCAGTTGCGGCATTACCTTGTTCATAAATAACCGACTCAACGGATATTTTATGAACCATAAAAATTGTAAAAGAACTCAAGTCGAATGCTGAACTAACAAGGTAGTTAGTTGACGCTCCGGTAAAGTAAACTGCCGGAACGCCATTGATACCGTTAGCGGCATTTCTCCATGCAGGCTGATTGCCTACGGTAGCTTGTACTAAGTGCTTGCCGTTACCGCTCTGGTCCTGCCAAGTTTTAATCTTGGTATTATCAACAGTAATTACATTACCTGACGCATCAAGTACGCCAGCATCAGACTTATACCAAGCAACAAGGCCAGTAACAGTCTTTGGATCGAATTGTGACGCTCCACCTCGGACCGCCGATGTTAGAGCTACGCCACCAATTCCTACAAGCATGAGTAATACCCAATTAGTAAAGCGCAACAATGGATGTTGCCGTTGTAGCCGCCATTACTCTTGCTACGAATACTGGAATAAGCACGCCAGCATTAGGGATTACAAGAGTTACAGACGACGAATCATCAACGCCTTTAAGTACAAGGTTACCTGTTCCACCCACCCACAAAGCTCTAACGCCTGTAAGGTCTGTTGAATCTGAGGGAGTTACCGCAGCAAGTCTTCGAGCTGAGAACAAAGCTGTTGGATTAGAAGGTGTAAAATCTGGCATAAATCACCAAAAAATTAGGGAGCTGTACAAGCCTCCCTTTGGATTAAGCTTCCTTAGCAACAACGTATACAAGCCAGTCAGTAGACGAGCGTCGAATACAGATGTTACCAGCCGCCGCAGCACACGTTACCGCCGCTCCAGCAGTCCCACCGTTAAGTGTTCCTGAAGTAGAATGAGGAAATACGTTAAGTGCGTTTGCTCCATTGTTTTGAACAACCACAATACCACCAACTGGAACGTCAGGAAGTTTTACTCCTGTCGAAGCGGCTGCAGTACCTACAAGGTTGATAAAAGACGTGAGAGCCAAAGCGTCAGCAATTGTTGTTCCAGTTGCAGTAAGAGATCCGCTTGAGGACAAAGCCGGAGCGGAAGACGTGCTGAAAGTGGAAAGAACATTTGCTTGCTCTGGAGGCAGACCCAAACCAATCAGATCAGTAAGAAGTGACATAATTGTCTCCTTATAAAATAAGGGTAGCTAAACAAGCCTACCCTTTGATTGATTAGTTTACTGTCAAGTAGCCAGTTGACTTCAACTCAACAGTGCCAGCGCCAACAACAGTAGTAAGTCCTACTACGTTAGCAATCTTGGTTGTCGAAGCGTCGTCAGCGACACCAGCAGTTGCTGTGGTGTTAAGGTTAGCATCTGCAGCATAACTTGCAGCTACCTTACCTTTAATACCTGTGCCAACTCCTCCTCCTCCAACTCCTCCAACCCATACCCAAAGGTATTCGTTGTCGAGAGCTGAAATTTGAGCAACTCCTACCTGAAGGTTGTTTGAACCAGCATTGGTAGTTGTAAGCTCAGCAGCCTGCCCATCGTCAGAAATTTTGACGAAAGCATATTGAGCAATTGCGCCATCAGCTTGTACAAAAATGAACTCACCGTCTGGACATGAACCAACATCACCAATTTTAGCTGGCAACGAAGGAACTGTCGTAGCATCAAAAGCCTTCTTATAATTTACTCCGAATGATCCTGAACCTGACATATTCTGTTACCTCCCTAATTAAGCGTAAATAACAGCCTGAAGTGCAGGAGCGGAGCAACAGAGGTTTCCTTCAACGATAATTACGGTGAAGAAAGCATCTTGATCCACTGGACGATTCATCTCTGGAGCGAGAGGCTTGAAGTCAGCTCCTCGAACCATGTCGAATGTCCAATACTTCGTGTTGAGAAGGCGACAGCTATTTGTCTCAAGGACAGATGAGCCATATCCACCATCAAACACGAAATCGCAGCCGTCGTAGCTAAGAACACGGAATCCAGCTACAGCCTTCTTTGTAGGAAGCTGAATACGCTGAATTGCTGTGAGGGAGCTATGAAGGTACTTCCAAGCTGTACGATCCATGAGACCAAGATCAGGCTGCTCGTCGCCACGTGTAATCTGGCTAATAGCGTCAGTGATCTGCTCCTGAACGTTTGAAGCGGAAAGCGTAACGTTTACTGCAAGGTTACGCGCCCAAGCGTTAGAAGTACGGTCGATGGTTCCGTATGTACCAGAAGAAGGTGAAGTCGAAACTGCCTTCTTGATACCGTCGAACTCAAGTCCTCCGCTTCCAGTTCCATCGCCACGAAGCGAGGTAGAAACGGTATTCTTAAGACGAGCGATAGCCGCATTCATTTTTGACTCAACGAGGTCAAGAAGCTGTGCCTGATCTCGGTTAGCACGACGATCACGTCCAGAAATTGCTACAGGCTCATAAACTTGCTTGATAGCGAAACGGAACGCTGTGAGGTCATCAATTGCGTCAAGGTTGAACGAAGAGAATCCAGAGTAGAAACCTCCCTGAGCCGCATCATTGTACATGATTGGCTTGCGAAGTTCATAACCACCGGAGAATCTACGAATAAGACCCTGTGCGTCCAGAGACTTCATAAGCGGATTGTGGTGCAAAACCTCGTCCGCTATTGCGTCGCTCTGGTCAAACAGGGTCGCTACTACTGCTTCCTCTAAATTTGCCATTTTAGTTGTCCTTATAATTTTGTTACGAAGGACAATCCAAATAGCTAATTAGCTAATCGCCGCCAAAACGACGACGAAGATTGTCCCTCAAGTTTCGTATTTCCGTTCTGGGAGTCCCTGAACCAGCAGAGCCAGATATTGTCTTCGAAGCCGCTTTTGCCTTTTGAGCAACGGCCTGTTTTTGTTCTACTACCGGCCTTGCAGTC